ACCGGCGATCACAACAAGGGTGCGCCCCCAGGTACGTCGTACGTCTCGTACGTAGTGACGGCTGCAAACCGCTTCGGTGAGTCTGCTCCAACGGCAGTGCTCGGCGCAGCAGTAGCACTCACGCAGTCCAACAAGGACGCAGGCAACTACTTGCCTCTCACCATCACCAACCCTTCGACGATTGGAGCATTCCCTGCGGAATACTTCAAGATCTATCGTTCGGAAGCTAGCTCGGTCAACGCAGTTCCTGCTTCGTTGTCTAGCTACGCGCTCATCGCACAGGTTCCTGCAAGCAGCCAGACTGCTTCCGGTACGACTGTGTACAACGATGTGAACTTGATCCTTCCATTCACGTCGTCGGCATACCTTGGAGAGTTGACGCCATCCGTGTTGACCTTCCGCCAGCTCATGCCTCTCATGAAGATGGATCTTGCAGTGCTCAGCCCTGCATACCGTTGGATGATCCTCCTATACGGTACGCCAATCCTCTTCGCACCAAAGAAGTGGATGCGCTTCTTGAACATCGGACAGCTCAACCTTCGTTGAGTTAACCTGAGGTGGGCGGCCTAAAAACCGCCCACCTTATAGGTGTTTCTGATGGAAACGTGTTCAATCTGCAACAAGCCAATCTACGGGCACCCAACTCCACGACGTGTCAAGAAACGCGTTAATGGTGTGACGGTCTATGAAAATGGGCCGGTAGTATGTGGGTCTTGCCCGTTGAACAAGGCACAGGGTGGAGCTACAGGTAAGTCATTTTCCGAAGTACGAATGGACATGGCTAAGCTAGTAATCAAGCCTATCCTGAGAACTGAGGTAAAGATGAAGGACTTGAAGGTAAAGAGCAACGTACGAAACCGCACGATCCTGTTGGATGGCCGTTTCCCCGTTGTATTCGGTTCCGATGGTCACGGCAGGGTGCCAGGTCACCTACGTGAGCTTTTCGAGCGTGAGATGGCTATGAAGCCTGGTCGCTTCTCGATCGTGGTGGAGTCGTCAGTAGAACCTGTAGAAGAACCCGCACCAGAAGTGTTCGCACCTATGGTGGCAGAAGCAGTGGTAGAAGACCCCAAGGACGTAGTTCCTCAGGAGATTGACCAGAGCTTCTTGGTATCAGATGTAGAACCTATGAAGCTAGTGAAGGCTTCAAAGAAGAAGTGAGGATTGAATCATGGCAGCAAAGGTAAGATTGGTTGTGAGTGATCAGAACAGCGCAGAGCTAGAAGCTCTACGTCGTAGCTACAACTCCTTCCTCATTGTTCTACAGAACATTGCGGCAGAGCAGGCAGCAGCAACCACGACTGCAACGCAAGCCGCAGCAGCTTTGAGCGCAGCACTTTCCACGGGTATCGATTCGTCGAGCGCCCCACACGTAGGAACTGGTCGTTTGGTTTACGGCGTACGCCCAACCCCAACTCAGCCACTTCACCGTGCAGAGGAAGTTGTGAAGCTTGAGACGATGACGGCAGCAGACAAGTTCTGATTGCACTCACCGCGTAGCACCACAAGGGAGTATAGCTTTGCCGGAAACGGCGTGCTATACTCCTTTTGTCTTTGGAGCGCCACATGAACACGCCTCTTCTCATTCAAAACGCAGCTACGACTGTAGTAATCTACTTGGAGCTTGCTGATGGCTCTCCGGCAACTGGCTTGGCTTACACTGCTGTAACGGCAGGTATCAAGAAAGCCGGAGCTAGTTCGTTTTCAACGTTCACTCTCACGTCGGGTAACTTCGCTGACTTGGGCAACGGGTTCTACGGAATCAGCCTCGTTAGCGGTGATACGAACACACTTGGCTCATTGTACTTGAGCTTTACTAGTGCCACGACGAAGCCTACGTTGCTTGCAGCATTCGTGGCAGTTGCGGCTACGGCACCGCCAATCCCAACCCCAGGATTCACACCACCTATCACGGCAATCTACGGATATATCTACGATTCCGCAGGACAGCCTTTGAGTGGCACATCGGTAGTAGCACGCATCGTCTCTCAGCCTACGATTGTGCACCCAACTACTGACGGCATCCTCATCGGAGCAGATTTCCTCACGACAACCACAGATGACACCGGGTTCTTCACATTGTCGTTGATTACAGGTACTTCGGCAGAGTTCATCATTGCTGATGCAAACTACCGCAGGACTATCACCGTCCCAGGTTCAACTGCGAACTTGTTCGACATTCCATGACGAGGTAACATGGGACAGCCTACTGGTATCGTTGTCTTGACAGACAACACTGAGTATTCTCGCTACGAATCTGGCCGTGATGTTGTAAACGTCACTGTGCAGTGCAGTGGTGGTACACCGTATTCCAGTGAGTCTGTTCTAGTCGAGCTAGTCAAGGCACGACGTTCGCGCGATTCTGTAGTCGGAACAATGTCGTTGTCTTTCACAGGTTCGACTTCTCCGCAAGTACAGTCTACGACCTTCAATCTTCCGAACCTTGTTGACCAGGATATGATCAACTTGGCTCGCCACGGCAAGTATTTCGTGCGTGCCCGTTCTCTCGCTACGAACGCTTCGGTAGTCATCGGCAGTGGCACTTCCACGCCAATCACTCTTCATTCTGTGGAGACTGGTACTGACGCAAACTCTTTGACGGTTGAAGTCGCTCATGGCGGTGGCACATCTGAACTGAGTGCGGTGGTAGCTGGCACGGCTTTGACCATCACGTTGGGATACACAGGTGGTGTACTTGATCCAAGCAAGAACACGCGTGAACGAATCACTGCGTTGATCAACTCGACCCTAGCGAACTTCGCAAGCGCTTCGTTCACTGGAACGTCCGGATTGTCGTTGAGTGCCGTAGAAGGCCCTACAGCGTTCACAGGTGGCCGCGATGAGGTTTCTGGCGAGTCTCCGGACTTCGATATCCGCATCGTCACAGTGGAACGTTTGAAGAAGGACTTCTTGTTCGGTATTCCGCTACAAGCTGGTCAGGCTCGCTTTGTGCGCAATCAGCCCACAAACATCACGGGTGTAACCATCATCGAGGTTTCGTCGAATCATCCACTAGGTGTATTCAACTTGAACTATATCTATGAAGCTGGTCCGCCAGAAGTGCGTCAGCTTTCGTGGAATGGCGGACCTATTGTGTCGGTGAACAACCCTGGCGAGTACATTCTCCGTCGTGGTAACGGCGGCTCTGGTGGCGGTGCTGGTTGTGGTGGCAAGATGGGTTTGCTTTCCAGCATCATGGGCAACGACTACATTGTGGTCCGTGTGTCCGGACCTACATTCCTACCTACTTCGAACCAGTCAGATGACATTCTGGTTGAACAACTACGTCTCGACAATCAGACACTCGCTAAGTATCTATGCCAGGCAGAAGAGTGGCTTGAGCATGTGGCGTTGGCTATTTACGTCGAACCTACGAAGGTTGTGACCGACCGTGATCCTACGATGATTCAGTTCGCCGCAGGCATCAACGCGCCAACTCCGCTCTTCACTGACCCGGACTACGATTACATCGTGGGTCCACTAACCTACTATCCTCCAAGAATGGGCGATGAGTGGGTAGACATTCAGACTCCATATCCTCAGATGCTTCGTGTTGACAACCTATTCGGTTCTATTGCCAACACCCGCATCATCGACATTGACCTCGACTGGATTCAGTTCTACCCACAGGGTGGACTCATTCAGTTGGTACCTTTCAACCAGACAATCGCCTTCGATTTCTTGGGCTTGATCTGGGTGAATGCTCTTCGTGGAGCGGCCGCGATTCCGAACTTCTGGCACTTCAACTTTATTGTCGGCTTGCGTGAGTGTCCTTGCGACTTGCAGGAACTCATTGCAAAGAAGGCAGCCATGGATGCCTTGACTATGTTGGGTGCTTCTCTTCGACCGGGTGTCGGCTCCACGTCTCTTGGCCGTGACGGCGTTTCTCAGTCTGTGTCTTACACGACGCAGTTGAAGTACGGTCCGTACACGGGTGCAATCCAAATGTTCAAGGATTGGATTGATGAACAGCTTGTCAAGTACAAGGGCAAGTACAGAGGAGCAACGTTGTTGGTAGTATGACAATCATGCCAGGACTAGGTGCCGATTGGGATTTCGGCCTACTTGAAGCTCTTATCCAAGATCGCGGCGACTACGTGATTTGGGAGACGGGCGTAGCCTGCCCTGCATGTCGTCGTGAAGACACGGTTGCCTCATTCAACGAGAAGAACCCTAACGAAGCCATTCGTATCCGTAGGCCGAACTGTCCTACGTGCCACGGCTTCGGGTTCATGTATCGAAATGCAACAAAGGTTCTTGGCTTGCTTACAGCCGTCAACGCAGGCAACCGCCAGCTCATTGACTTGGGTTTGGCATTGCCTGGTGACGCTGTATTCTCACCATCCTTGTACGAGCAAGAGATGCAGGACATGGATAAGGTGACGTTGTGCATCACAGACGTTTTGACCGAAGGTCAAACGATTTGCCGCAACGCAGCACACCTAAGCAACGCTCGCACTATTCCTACCGACTTGGATCCCTCCGAGGACCGTCTCTGGTATGCAGGTAGTGGTTGTGCTGTTTGGTGTGAAGACGAGCACAACGTGGTCTACGATGTTGACTCCGACTTTCAGATCAATGACAACAAGGTGAAGTGGATTGGTAACAAGCCAGCAGATGGCGTGTTCTATGTCCTCAAGTACCACTACTATCCAGAGTGGATTGTTTACGCTTCACCACTACAGCGTGTGGACCGCGGACGCAACCTACAGCAGCGTGTAGTTCTTCGCAAGAAACACGTTGCATACACACAGGCAACCTCTGTCGCAACTCCGGCAATGAGACAGAAGGAACAGATCGCGCTCACAGGGAGGACGAAGATTTGACTGTCTTTGCTGACCCGCGTGCAAATCAAGTAGTCCTCAATATCGAGTTTCCGGAGGCTCTACTCGATATGGATCGACGTCTAAAGAAGAAGATTCCTGGCATGATGCGTCGCATCGCCATGGAAGGAAAGACCTTCTGGAAGACCCTGGCAGGGCAGAAACTCAAGTCAAGCCGAAACGTTTACGTCAAGGCGATCGACTTGCAGCTTGTAGACGATGCGTCGTTCTATCTCAAGCTTGAAGGATTCTTGCCTTACGTAGTAGACCAGGGTGGATCAGCCTATGACATGAAACCTGGATTGTTGAAGGGCAACAAGTATCGAGTGATTCCGTTGAATCCACGTCGCTACATCAATATGACAAAGCCCACGGCATTCGCAACAGTGAGTGTGAACTCCAAGCCAGATTCTTGGATGCACCCAGGCTTCAAAGGAAAGAAGCTCTCTGATGAAGTGAGCAATGAACTCGACCGAACCATCATTCCGAAGAATGTGGAAAAGTTGTTCAAGGACATGCAGACCTCATGAGTACCCTACCAGAAATCATCCTACAACGTGCGATCATCGAAGGCATCAAGGGCATCCGTCAGGAACCCAGGATCCTCAACATGATCTTCAAGAACCTTCCTCTTGCACAGCAGGAAGCCATCAAGTCGTTTATCACTGAGACTGTGATTGACTTCTCGATCAACTATCCACGCACAGAAATCAAGGCACCAGCTATTGTGCTCATGCTCAAGAGTGAGACCGAAGCTGAGGAGTTCCTTGGCGATATCATGGGTGCTCCTCCGCATTTCGACATGCCAGATGCAGACATGGATATGGACACGCTTGGTGGAAACGCCGCATCGGTGTCTACAGCACAGGGACTTCCTGATTTGGTAGTTGGGCAGCTTCACGTTGCGTCAATGCTTCCACAGAAGCAAGCAATCACCTTTACCGAGGAATCGAATGACGTGATGAGCGAGATCTTTGCTGGTGTGTCAAACTGGCCTTCTATGTTCTTGTATGTAGTAGCCGGAGCTGGGGCTGGTAAAAAGTACAGAATCAGTTCAATCTCGTCGGAACAGCTTGACATCGTAGGTACATTTGAGCTAGACTTAGACTCATCAAGTGTAGTGGACCTCCGCTATGAGGATGCCCCTGAGGCTTCATACGGAAATCCAGTACGCGCGTACACTGACAGCATGAGTCAACTACGCGTCGGAGCGAACTACGATTCACAGTATCAGCTAGACGTCATCGCTGGTAACCAAGAAGAGGTAATATACCTCTACACAGTGCTGAAAGCGATACTGTTTGCGCAACGTAAGTTCCTCGAAGCGCAGGGTATCATGGCTTTGAAGATCAGCGGTTCCGACTTGGCCCCAAGGTCCGAGTTGCTACCGAGCGAGGTCTTCACAAGATCCATGACCGTACAGTTCCACTATCCTTTCAGCTTCATTGTTGAGCAGGATGTGGCAAAAGCAATCCAGATCACGCTCACCTCTGTGAACCCACAGGGCGTGGGAACACCCGTCCCTGGTGAGACAATCATTGTGTCTCGTATCGCTTTGTGAGGGAAGACATGGCTAAGAACAAAGATGAAGTTTCTGTCGAGGTAGAAGTTCCAGTAGCTACTACCAAGATTTTCGTAAGAGCCCCAAGAACGAAGGTGTACTCCTTTGAACAGTGGGCACAGCTCAAGAACAAGCAGCCGCGCCACCTTGGTGGAATGCGCGCTTTCCTTGGGGCACTCGTTGGCAATAAGTATCCGCTCGAAAAGTGGGACGAAATGATGAAGGCATACTGATAGGAGTCACACATGGCACGCTCAGTAACATTTAACGGTATCACACGTTTTCGTCCTGGTGCTATTTCCAGGGTGAACGCTGAGGCGCTCAACCAGATCGGTGTAACCGCTGGTGGTGTGCTCGGTCTCATTGGTGAAGCTGACGGTGGTGCACCGGGCTCTGCCGGGCTCATTTCGCTTCGTGACCCATCACGCGCTACGGATATCTTCCGCAGTGGTCCATTGGTTGACGCGATCAAGCTTGCATTCCAGTCCTCTGGCGACCCACTCATTCCAGGTGGTGCCGCACAGGTACTCGTGTACAAGACGAACGCATCGACTCAATCGAGCGTAAGCCTTCCATCCACCGCAGCGGACATTGTGACGACGACTGCATCCGCAGGTACAACCACAACTGTCACAGTAGCGGCTACGTTGGTAGCTAGCGCCTTGATTGGTCGTTGGGTGAAGATTGGTATCGCAGCTCTTCCAGGATCGCCAACCTTCCTCCGTCGTGTGACAGCAAACACCACGTCGCAAATCACTTTTGCGCCCGCTCTACCACAGGCCCCAGCAGCCGCAGACACTGTAGTAGTTCACTCGAACTTGATTGATCTCACGTCCCGTGACTACGGTGCGCACACGTCTACGATTGATGCGAACTTGGACTACAACCCAACGGACCAGTCGTACCAGATGACCATCAACTTCGAGGGTCAGCAGCAGATCAGCCCAACTTTGGGTGGTCAGCTTCGCAACTACTTGCACATCGTTTACCGTGGCGGCCCACTCAACGACAGCACATTGGTAACCGCAGGTTCTACGACTAGCTTGATCAATGTGACAACCTCGTCGCTAGTAAGCCTTGCGAACGCGAACATGACGTTCGTATTGAAGGATGCTTCTGGCAACCTCAAGGCAATCAGCAAGATCACCACGAACACGGTCAGCACGATCACTTTGGCAACTGCACTTTCCGCAGTGCCAGTAGTTGGTGACATCGTAGAGATTTACGGTGTAACGGCTGCAACTGCGACCATCACGGGTGCAAGTGGTAAGGCAACTGCACTTACCTCTACCATCACTGGTGTGACGGGTGACAACCTCAACATCGCGATCTCGCCTACGATGACCGTGAACCAGTTGAAGAACGCTGTGAACGCGAACCCAAACTACTTGGCAACGGTTCCATCAGCCATCAACGGTGATGTAGAACTTGCGTCACAGTTTGACTTCGGTACCAGCACCGCAACACCAATCCAGACTTCTTTCTCTGGTACGGTTGCTACGACCGGATTCCGTCAGGATATCAAGGAAGTAGTAGCGTGGATCAACTCGTCGGCTGTGTATCTTACGGCTGCACGTTCTTCGTCCGACCCTGCTGACGGTGGTGATGGCAACACAGTAGACTATCCAGACACGACGGGTGACCCACTTCCATGGGCATTTCTACTCTCTGGTGGTACCCGCGGCATTTCCTCGAACAGCAGCTTCCAGGCTGGCTTCGACAAGATGCTTCTACAGGTATGCGATGAAATCATTCCACTCATTGACCAGGACTTGGTAAACGAGGGTAACTCGTCTACTGCAACTTGGGCAGCAGTTTCTGCACAGCTTGTAGACCACGTAACCGCAGCTCGCGGTGCCGCTGGACTTGAGCGTGGCGGTTGGATTGGTTTCCGCGGAAACAAGGCTGCTTACATCACCGCATGTAACAGTATCAACGACGCAGACGTAGCCTGCGTATCACAGTCCCCAACTATTGTTGGTTCTACGGGTGACCTAGTACAGAAGGGTCCTCGTGAGTTTGCAGTAATGGGCGCATCCATGCGTCTAGGCGTGCCAGAAATCGGCGAGCCTTTGACGAACAAGTACCTACGTGTGTCGGCTATCACGCAGGACGCATCGTGGAACCCATCCGATGTGACGGATTCCGGCGACTTGATCCAGAACGGAGCAATGTTCGCAGAGACTGTTGTCGGTCAGGGTACACGTTGGGTACGTGACCTCACGACTTGGGTGAAGGACGATAACCTCGCCTACACCGAAGGTTCCATCCGCGACGTAGTACGCTTCGTTGTGTATGGTCTCCGTACATTGGTACAGAACCGCTTCACGGGTCGCAAGGCAACGCCTGCAACCATCGCATCCATCAAGGATGCCGTGTCGTCCCTCTTGGAGACGTACCGTACTGCTAACATCATCGTTGACTCGACAGACCCGGCAACGGGCGCAACTATCCGCGCATACCACAACTTGAAGGTATTCTCGGAAGGCGATGTTGTCCAGATCAACGTTGGTATCTTCCCTGTACCCGGAATCAACTTCGAGTTGATTGACCTCTTCCTCTCGTTGGCGTCTCAGTCCGCTTGAATCTAAGGAGTAAGTAATCATGCCTGCACTTCCTACAGTAAACGCAATGTACATCAAGAAGATCCGTGATCTTCTACGTACTGGTATTGACTACCGTACTGCTCAGCTCTCGTTGGGCTCGGGTACGTCATCGATCATCATCCAGGCGCAAGACCCTGGCGCACCAGGAAACAACATCACCGTACAGGTGACGATTCCTTCGGTGACGGCTGGCCTCACGGTCTCCGTATCTGGTAACGCAATCACGATTGCGCTTGACCAGACCTCGGGTACCCCAAACGCTGGCAACAACACTGCAACGTTGATTGCCGCAGCGGTGAACGCTTCTTCGGCAGCTTCGAAACTCGTCCGCGCCTTCGTTCCAGACGGCGCTGGCGCAGGTTCGATCGGCGTAGCAAGTGGTCCAACTGCCCTCTCGGGTGGTGCACAGGGTAGCGGAGAAGCAACCATCCAGACGTTGCCTCTCAACTTCCTACGCGCACAGGACATGAGCACTGTTCTTGAACTCTTCCAGAACGCGCTCAGCCAGCCTGGCACGCTCACGGCTTTGACTGGTTCGTCTGCTACCTTGGTAGTAGATGGTGCAGGTACCTACGTACCAAACCAGCAGGTAGGCAACATGGTCAAGTTCAAGTCGAACACGACCACGGCTGCTCTTCGCGGAGTATCAGCAGTGATTCTCGCGAACACCGACTCCACCTTGACTGTGCAGACGCTTCCTGCCGCAGTTGTCAACGGCGATACGTATGAAATCGTAGCAACGTTGTGCAGCTCCGACATCGTAGCTCTCCGTCAGGGCAAGGGTTTGGCAGATGCGCCTCCAGGTAACCTACTTGGTGACTGGCGTATCGTACAGAACGCTCTCATCAAGATCTGCCAGCAGTATGGTTTGGCATCAGCAACTGGTTTGCTCACCATCACCACTCAGCCAGCAGATGCTGACACCGTGACGATCAACGGAAAGGTTTACACCTTCCAGACGTCGTTGACGAACGTCGATGGTCACGTTCTCCGTGGCGCAGACGCAGCAGCTTCTCGTGACAACCTCATCGCTGCAATCAACTTGGGTGCAGGTTCGGGTACCACGTACGCAGCGGCTACGACTCTCAACGCAGACGTTCGTGCCGTGGCTGCCAGCGCAAACGTGTCGGTCATCGCAAAGGTGTCCGGTACGGCTGGAAATGCTATCACGACGACCGCTTCCAGCACGCACGTAGCATGGGGTGGAGCAACACTTTCGGGCGGAAGCTTTGGTTCGGACATCACTGTTCCAACCATGGCAACCTTGACCACTGGTTCTGGCTCGACGGCAACTCGCATCAAGACGACCCGTACGGATCTTCGTATCGACCAGTTCAAGGACATGAAGCTCACCATCAACGGTGTATCAGCAATCATCCGTGGTAACGACGAATCCTCGTTGGTTATTACTGGCGGTTTGTCTGCACCAGGTTCCAGCCAGACGATTACCATCAGCGCTCGCGATGGTGTGTTTGACAGGGTTCACCCAGGCGGTCAGCCTGCTAACAACAAGCTCCTTGCTTTGGCTATCGCTCAGGCAGAGGCGGCGGTTGTAGCGTTCGTGCTACCTACCTGATATACTTGGGCTATGGTGGGAGGGTGGTCTTCGTCGTCCCCTCCGGATTACCCTCCCACCACCTTTTCCTCTAAGGAGTAACCTATGGCTGCATCAAAGACATTTTCAGGAGCACGCGCAGTGTTCCTCATCAACTCTGTGCCAGTCGCTTTCGCAGGAGGCGTATCTGGTGAAGAGATGATTGACTACGAGCCTGTGGACGTACTCGCGCTCCTTGAGGTTCGTGAGTTCGTGCCAGTAGCTTACCGCACGTCTCTCAACGCACAGGTTTTCCGTGTCGTTGGTGACTCGCTCAAGAAGCTCGGCATTCTTCCACGTCAGGAAGAGATCATCACTTCTGGTGACCTAGAAGCGGCAATCCAGGATATCGTGACTCGTCAAACAGTCGCGCTATTCCAGGGCGTACGTTGTGCAGGTCACTCGTGGGATGTGACGGCTCGTGGTATCGTTCAAGAGAACGTGACCTTCGTGTCCATCAGAGTTCTCGACGAGTTCGAGAATCCTGCTTGATCCAGGAATGATTGGAGAAGGGATCTGGTTCTACTGGATCCCTTCTCTTTTCTTGTGATCACTCATGATATCAGCGTCAGGAGGATCCTGGCGTGTGTCCTGGTTCCTGTCAAGTGACAGTTGGGTGACATCCACCCATCCGTACTTTCTTGACAGTTTGTGCCAGGAGTGGTACATATGTTTAAGGAGTGTTCGGGATGACGACAAAAGCAAAGCAGAAGAATATTCACGTGTTTAGTATCGACTATCAGTCCGATCAGGACGAGACGCGATACCTCGGCAAGTTCACGATCAAGAAGCTCTCGATTCGTGACATCGCAGCAATGGGTGTCCGCAAGGCACAGCTCAACGGAGGCATGCATTACGATGCAGCTCACCCGGGTCGTGGCATCGACAAGGACACCGATGAGAACAACGCGATGATTGCTCACCTAGAACTATCGATCAAGGAAGCACCAGCATGGTGGAACCTCGACGTAGTTACGGACACAGGTCTGATCGTGACCGTGTTCCAGGAGGTGATGCAGTTCGAGCAAACGTTTCTCAGTAGGCAATCTGACAGAGCGCTCGCTGGAATCAATGGCGAAGGAGGAAGCACGTCGCCAGTTCCGCAAACCAACCATGCTGGAAGCATTGTCCCGGTGGTGGTCGAAAAAGTACAAGCTTCCCTCGAACCATGAACTCTTCCTAGATCAAACGCTGTTTGATCTAGTTACCGAGTTCTATGTGGACGCATATGAGAAGCGTCCAATCGAAGCTCACCGTAACGAAGCTGGCGAAATCCAGTTCTCTGAAACTGGTGACGAAATGGTCGACAAGTGGGAAGAGCAGATTGCTCGTGGCGAAATCCCAGACTTGAATGAAGCATTCACGGAAGAGTCTCTTGCAGGCTTGGCTAAGATGCGACAGCGAGCGAAGGACCGCGATCCATATCAGGGGATGACTATTAAGGATGCAAACACTAAGATGGCACGTATCCTACAGACCAGTAACCTCGAAGACGCAAAGACACTAGGCTTCAAGGGCCTCTCAGCAGAGAAGCAAAGACAGCTAGAAGAGCTGTTCGACAAGCCTACGTTTGGTGTCGATTTGGATGACGATTGATCATGTCAGAAACTAACCACGTCGTAAATATCATTGGTAAGTGGCAGGGTAAAGACGCAGAAGCGGGCATGAAGAAGTATGCCCGTGATGCGCACAAGCTCACTGCGGACAACAAGAAGGCGATGACAAACGCCCTCAAGGTCCAGAAGCAGCAGAATCAGGTGGGCGGCCCTGCTAACACCAAGAAGGTTACGGATGAGCTAAAGAAGCAGAACCGAGAGATTGAACGCAAGAACAAGCTCTTGGAACGTCAGAACAAGCTCATGAGCGAACAGAATCGGCTTGCTGCTGGTGGGCGAGGCGGTGGACGTGGTGGTGACCCAAAGGGTCGCTATACTTTCGGCGGTGGTTTCAATCGTGCCATGGGCTTTTCCAATGGCGGTCGCAATCAGCCAAACTGGCGCGCACGTGCCGGCTCGGCTCTAGGAGGCGGTCTGAGGGCAGGCATCGGTATGGCGGGTGGTGGTTTGGCTGCCCTCGCTACGATGCCATTCGCGGCCGTCTCAAGCGACTACCAGGCGTACTTCACGTACATGCGTGCCATGGGCGGTCTCTCGGGATTGAACAAGGGAGCACCATTTGGTGCAGGCTTGACTCAACCGGGTGTGAACGACCTTGCACGTAACAAGATGACACAGCTTGGTTACTCACCAGAAGAGACACTACAGGCTGTACGACAGTTTAGCCGATCAACCGGAAACGGTGGAGACGCAGAACGTGGCATGACCGCAGCGCGTGTCCTAGGACTAGACACTGGCGAAGTGTCTGGCATGTTCGGTGAGTTGCGTCGTGGTGGCGGTGGCTTCGGAGAGAAGGGCTTCAAGGACTTCCAGAAGATCTTGCAAGCTGCTGTGAAGGGTGGCGTAGATGCGTCCACATTGCCTGAATACCTTGAGGGTGTTAAGTCCTTCGTGCAGGGTGCGGGTGGTGTTTCTGGTGGAGCAGTCAACGGCTTGCCAATGGCACAAATCTTGTCCTTGTTTGGTCAGAGTGGCATTGCAGGTTTGCAGGGTGCTCGCGGTGCAGCCATCGCTAACAAGTTCGACGCAGCTATCAAGGGACCTGGTGGCGGTGAGGAAGGCCGTGCGTTCATCTTGAACACACTAGGCTTTGGTAAGGCTGGCGGCGGTGCGAGCTACTACGAAGCTACTAAGCAGCAAGAGCTAGGTCTTTCGGGCACAGGTGGTGCAAGTCTCATCAAGCAGATGATCGACAATGCAGACCGCATCAACGGTTCGAAGCAGGAAGCCAACTTGTACTTGGATAAGGTGACCGGAATCTCTCTGGACTACTTGGAGAAGATTCGTGATGCCTTTGACAAGGGTGATCAAGAGAAGGTAGACCAGCTACTACAGTCCAGCACTGCAACCGAACTTGACGTACTCAAGAGCATCGATGACAATATGAAGGGTTTCTTGGGCGCATCCAAGCGCGCAGCGGATGTTCAAGTGAAGGACATCACACGTGGTGAGTCGTATGCAGCAGCAGTGGAAGACATGCAAGACATGATGCACCGCTACCTCATGACGACTATGCCCTTGGTGCAGAAGACACTTGAGGGTGTGGATTCGACCATGAAGATGCTGGAACCGGCTATTGAGAACTTGGTTCACTTCTTGGAAGATCCTGCTGGGTTCACGACTGCTGGGACTACGTCAATGCGTGAGTCAATGGACATGCGTAAGGAAGCATGGTCTCTGGAAGGTGCGGGTTCTACCGTCTACAGTCGTGCTTCTAGAGGTGGCTCGTATACGAATGATGAACTCAGCGAGGCTATCGTAGGTCTCGTACAAGCATCACAACTACAGCAGCAGTCTGCTGATAGTCCAAGCGCAATCGCGAATGAAATCGCAACTGCTCTTGTCAACACCATCCCAGGTGTCAGTGCTATGTCCGATGCTGACCGCGCTGTGGCACAGTCTCAGCAAGACTTGGCACGTGCCGTCGCGCTTCTTGACCGCTTGGCAGACCAGATGGGTCGTGGTTCTGAAATCAACCCTGAGGACATTCACACTCGTCGTGAGTTGATTGCCGCAATGACAGGTTTGGGTATTGCAATCCCACCCGGTGCTCGTGGTCGTGTGGATGCAACCGGAGGTTCTCCTTGAGTGCTGTCACAGTTTTGAGTCGTGAAGTTGGGCCTGACGGCATTCGTCGCTATCGTACGACTGTCAAGGTCGTGGTACATTCTCACAACTCAAACAACCCAATCGATATCTCCAACTCGATTGTACGCTTCGGCACGAACAAGATGCTCAAGTCTGTAGGTTCACTACAGCTTGGATTGACTGCCGAACGTAACTGGTTGAACCTGATTTACCCGAACGACCACATCAACTTCTATGTCAATCGCGGTGACGGCCAAGGCTGGACGCGCTTGTTCTACGGCTTCGTGGACAGTATTGAAGAGTCTTACAGCGTGGATGCCAATGGCGTGCCGCTAACAGTCTACTCACTTACCTGTTCGGATTTCCAGAAGGCCGTAGAGAAGACACAGATTTACTTCAACCCACACGTGGCGTCTCGTGCGGATTTCAACGGTGGGTTCATTGGCACTCCAAACATCGGTGGTTTGGGATTGATGACGCGTGGTGTTGCAATGAACGGCAATCCTGCTGATTTGGTCATCAACATCATGCTACTGTTGATGGGCTTTGGCACACAGTTCTTGTTGCCTACCAGCTACAACCCACGCCTTGCTGACCGTATTAGGCAGCAACGTGCAGACTTCATCCTCAATCGTCTCAGCTCGGATGCTCGTCAGCAGATTCTACAAGCGAACGGGTATGCCAACTTCCTTGAGCAGCTACGCCAAGATCGTGGACTGTCTACGGATGTGACGACTCTCACGTCGCCAGATGACACCTCAGCAGACGCTGTGCAGCAGTCAGAGCGTGACAGACTGCGTGAAGCCGCAACTGGCATCCTTGGTTCGACAGGATCGGGTATTGGTGAGGAGAGCACAGTTGGTGGCCGTGAACGTGGCGTGGAAGCGTACAACATCCTCAACACGACGTTGACTGGTTACCCACCATCTTTGTTGGACGTTCTTGATGTATTCACTTTCGTGGAACGTACCGCCATTGACGGGTACACTGCGGGTGCTCCGGTTTGGGAGCGTCAGGGTAACGTCATGAGCTTCTTGAACTTCATGTCTAATGAAGTTGTGAACGAGTTGTTCTTTGACTTGCGTCCAATCTCTCGTGATGGTGGTTTGACAGCAGGCACAGATTTCAGTCGTGACCACGATGAAATCGAAGGCAACATCGCAGATGACGATACAAACAACGGTATCCAGTATGCACCAGCGATCATCATGCGTGAGTACCCATTCTCAAGCATCGACCGCTTGGACGCGTCTGATATTTCGTTGACTGTTCGTGCCACCTCAGGGGCCACCGAAGCTGCTCAAGAAACTCTCGGACTCATTTACTTCGGTGCTATCTACAGCGACCAGCCAAACATTCCAGGGCGTCATGTGGTCTACGTTCCGAACATGAACGTAGAAGACTTGTCCGGAGCAATGCCTACGAAGGTAGGTCCAAAGCACTTGGATGTTGCTGTAGTTCATGACAATGAGATCTCATCCAGTAAGTTCACACGCAGTGATGCAGACCACTACAACTTGTTCGAGTTCTACTCAGACGCAGTTCTTGGTGAGGATGCACGCTTCTTCATGCAGGACTTGCTTCCGATCATCACACCTATTCACATCGTGCGTCACGGTTTGCGCGTGCGTTCTCTACAGACGCGCTTTGGTCGATTCACACTAGAAACCGTGAACCGTACACAACCGCAGCCACAACCTGCGGACACGACTCAGGACGAAGCACCAGCTCCACCAGCCGTATCCGGCACCACACGTTTGCCAATCGATGAGGTGGTGGGTCCAGATGGTCACTACACGCAAGGATTCATTTCCAGTAACTACGGTTACCGTAATCGTCCTTACGCTCTTGATCGTGCAAACCCCACGGTATTGACGCCGTTCCGTCCATTCAATCAGCAGGACATTGTGCCTCGCGGAAACAACATTTGGCGATTCCACAATGGCGCGGACTTTGCAGCACCTGTTGGCACACCTGTGTACGCTGTGCGTGATGGTTGGGTAGTATGTGCTTCGCCAGCTCGTAACGTTGATTTGGCAAGTGGTCGTGGAGCACCAACGCCTGGATTCAACGGTTACGGTGGAACTGTCATCATCTACCATGATGGAGATAGCCCAGCTTCCGATGAGGGTACGATTCAAGACGGTGCTATGTTCACGTTGTACGCTCACTTGCGTGCAATCGAACCTCGCTTCGTACAGGGTACTAGTGAGAACGCGCGTACGCGTATGGCACGAGAGTTGCGCTCGGATGGAACCTACGTCCGTCAGCGTGTGCATGCTGGAGACAAGATTGGTGAAGTTGGTTGCACTGGTTTCGTGGACCGTAGCATGGCGCCTCACTTGCACTTCGAGACGTTGAAGAAGCAGCCTAGCAATCCTCGCGTCTATCCTTCGATGAACCAGCGTCTTACACCAGACGTGTTGACGACGAACACACAGCTTGCTTCCAACGGTGGTTGGGCGCCCGCTTCTACGCCGGCGGGTGGTACAACACAAGTGTCCGCATCACAGCCAGGACTTCCAGACTCAAGCCGTTCTGTGAGCCAGAATCCGGTAGACGTGCTTGCCGGTTGGGGTCTCACAACTCACACGTCACGTGATACCGCAGACCCAGACACAGTAGCGACGTCTACTGACCCTGCTACTAGTTTGGGAACAGATGGTGCGTATGACGGTGATGCAGACGAACTTGTGCCTACCGCAGAAACACCGCCAGTATCTACGCCTGTCCAGGCTGACACTGCTGTAGACACTGAGACAACGCAAGTTGTCGTCGGCCACGTAGATACACCATCTACTCGTCGTCAGATTGCTCGTTGGGCCTTGCTCAATGACCACTGGTACCAACACAACCTTGAGTACATTTCAGGTACGATCGACATGCGCGGAGCGCCAGAGATTCGTGTTGGGTATCGTCTAGATTTGGTAGATCGCAACCTCTCGTTCTATGTAGAAGGTGTTTCTCACAACTGGCAGATTCTCAAGCCGATGACTACGACGTTGCATGTTACTCGTGGACAGCCAAGCAACCCGTATCCGTCGTACGTGTTGCCGTTCATCAATGGCTTCGATCCTACCGGAACACAGCGTCAGACTGGTTCACGTTTGGCTACGTACTTCATCGTTCCAGACCCTATCTCTGTGCGTAGAGCTACGAAGCTAGAACGTCAGAGTGGCGCAGCGTTGACCTTGGCTCAACGTACAAGTGAAGTGTTCAACACGGTGGATACAGCAGATCAGAACGGTACTTTGAAGGACAAGTACAACGAACAGATTCTAGCGTCCGTTTCGCAGTCTTCTTTGGACTTGGCACAAGGTGTGGATTCGATTGGAGATCCAACACTGACTGGTGCAGGTTCTACAACATCCGCAGTACAGACCAATCCACAGGGTGGTATCGACAGCTCTGCACTTTCCGAGGCATTTGATTCCTTTGGTTCACCAACAACAGGACTAGCATGAACGACCGCATCATTGACAGCACGGGCTTGCCGGTGCAGCAAAGCATGACTGCAAGACAGCAGGACTACGTTGGGCTCAACCTGACGAGGACTATGCTTGGTGTTGTCTTGGACGTAACGCCTGCAAACGATGAGAGAAACCGTTCGTCGTATCAGCGTGAAGACCGTCGTGGGTACATGCATACGTGCACTGTTTTGATCATTCAGGACGGTCGTGGTACGCATTTCCCCGTACAGAATGTTATCATCACGCCGGACAGTCACACAGGATTGGATAACTACGCGGAGAACTTGCCACGCGGATGCAGTTCTTTGGTGACCGGAGAGAACTACAACAACCAGCTAAACCATATCAATCCGTATGACTTGGATGGAGACTGGTGTGTCGTGGGTTTCCTTGGTGGTTCTATTGACATGCCGTACATCGTGCGTTGGTGGCCACATCCACATAACCCAATGGATCCGCTTACTAGCGGCCACAGCAATCCAAACGCCGCAGGTCAGAGTCCTACACTTTTGCAGGATGGTCGCTTCTTCCAGCGCATCAATGGCGTGGAATGGGTAATCACGAAGCAGGGTCACGTTTACCTGTCTACGACGAGGGCGAACTCTAACTTGTCGTTCGGATCAGACTTGTCCCCACAAGAAGGTAGGTTTCCTCGATCTACTGACGCAGATAACGGAGGATCTTACAAAATCTGGGTCAAGCCATCACAAAGCTTTGAGTTGGACTTCAATGAACAGGAAGACGGTATCGGTGTCGAAGACGTCCAAGATGACCAGTTGCCACAGACGAACCCAGGTGGTAGCAACACGTCAAATGGTACCAAAGATAATACCTACGTCAAGTTGACGAAAGAACGCGCATTCCTTACCGTCTCTGACGAAATCAAGCTCAACAGCAAGAAGAGGATCTTGCTAACTAGCGACGAAGAGACTACACTTACTGTTGGACAGGATTTGACGCTGGACGTATCTGGTGACATGTCGGTGTCTACAGACGGTGGTCTCTCCGCGGATGTTACTCAGAACCTCGATGTTACTGTAACAGGGCAGACTTCCATCACAGCACGAACCACGTTGAACGTACAGGTCACAGGCCAAGCTACTATCAACAGCATGGCGGATCTGACTGTTAGCTCAACTGGTGTGCTTTCTCTGTCTGGTTCCCAACTCAGCATCAGCTCTGGCGGTGTCTCTGGCGGCCCAGGCTCGATTAGCACGACACCAGGCGGTGTTAACATCGGTACTGGTTCACTTGGTGGTGCAGTCGGTGGAACAGCCCTACAGGCGGCTGTAGCCGCATTCGCTGCCGCAGTTGCCGCAGCTCAATCGCTTGCAACCGTTGAAGCTGCATACGCCGCAGCACTTACCACCGCAGCGAACGCATTGGCTGCTGCAATCCCCGCAGCCGTGTCTCCTACAACAAGGGTCGGATAATGCCTAACCGTCAACTCACTGGTCGTAACTCTCTAGGTGTAGATACCAGCACCACAGTAACACGAGTTACACCAGAACAGAGAGCACAAGCAGTACAGGGTGCCCAGCTCACGGAGCTGGTGCAGTCGCTGTACTCTTTGCTTCTGTATGACACGGAAGCGGACAGCACGTTGGCTCACCCAGGTTTGGACCCAGCCTCGCGCACTGAAAACGCTGAATACTTCTTCCGCGTACCGCCAAAGACTCACGAAATCACTGAGCCTTTCGCAACGACTATTCAGGCGACTCAGGACGGTGGTAAGTATGTAGAGAGCTATGGCTCTATCATCAAGGCCATCAAAGTGGCTGGTACGACCGGCTTGCGTCCGAACAAGTCATCCTCGCCAACAATCCCGCTTCTCAATGTGACAGAAACGCAGTTGTCACAGTTGGTCGGTAGCGGACTCAACACTAACACTCGTGGTATTCCAGCCGATGAGAAGACGGGTTTCGACGACATCATCTTCTTGAGAAACATCTTCCGTCTGTACTCAGACGTGAAGTCTGACGATTTGATTTCGGGTCGTGTAGTGATGTTGTGGCGCAACATCAAGGACGCCGACTACTGGATTGTAGAGCCTGAGGATTTCAGACTCTCGCAGTCGTCAGGCTCTCCACTCACCTACGACTACAGTATCTCTCTCAAGACTCTTGCGCGATTTGATTTCACGTACGCCATCCCGGACGACCCGTTGGCAGATGCTCGAAACAGGCAGCGCATGTTGGCCCGTTTGCAAGAGTACGGACAGAACATCCTCAACGTGTTCCAGACGATTTCGACACAAATCAATCGTCTACAGGGATACATTTCCTTCATTTCCAACACGGTTCTGTCGCCCATCATCAACGTGATCAACGGCTTGAACGCTGTGAAGACATCCGCCTACGGTGTGGTTCGTGGTTTGAGAACTCAGGTGTTGTCTCTACAGCAGAACCTGGACACTGCTATTGCACAGCTTGTTTCTTCGAACACGTTGGAAGTGCAGGACCCTATCATCCGCAACATGCGTCGTACACAAATCACGTGTGCACGTATCCTCTCTGAGCCAGCAGCGTCTGAGTCTACAACTACAGATGCGAACTTGCTCATCAGCCGCTATGCCGCAGCTTACGAAACGCCAGGTACCAGCACTACAGCACGTCGTACACCTACGTCGTCTCCAACGTACATTGGCTACGAAGGACTTACGTCCACCGTCGGATCTGCGATTGTAGGTCCAGGAGAAAACATTCGTGATGTTGCTACGCGTCTTTTGGGTGACCCAAGTCGTTGGCGCATCCTTGTCACATTGAACCGTCTTCGTTCTCCGTTCATTTCCGCTACGGGTGGTCCAGGCGTTCTAATGCCTGGTGATACAATCCTTTTCCCACGACAGGGATCACCTGGTGGTACGGTTGGTTCTCAGAACCCAACTTCGAATGAGACTCTTGGTCAGAATGGTGATGACCCGGTAACGCAGGCATATGGTCGTGACCTAATGCTCAAGTCCACAATGGTCTCTGGTACTGAGCTGACTGACATTGCTCTCAATCAGATTGGTGACTTGGCTAGCATCCAGGGTATTCCGAATGTGGAGCAGGCAATCAAGCTCAAGTTCATGACGGAACGTGGTGAACTAGCAGCTCACCCAAAGTTCGGTGCGAAGTTCGCAATCGGTAGAAAGGCAACACCAAGTTCCTTTAACGAACTGCGCATTAACACCATCAACACACTCACGAGTGACAACCGCGTGCAGGACGTAAAGGATTTGCGTTTCATTGCGGTTGGAGATAAACTAGCGGCTAAGGTAGATATCGAACTCGCAAACTCAAGCGATATCTTGTCCACCAGCCTCGCCCTTCGTAGGTTCTGACATGGCTTTTACACCGAGAACATTTGAGCAGATCTTGAACGACATGATTGCGTACATGCAGTCACGTACGTCCATCAGCGACTACAACGTAGGCTCGGTTATCCGTTCGATCCTAGAAGCTGCGGCATTGGAAGATGACGAACAGTATTTCCAGATGGTGCAGATCCTGGATCTGTTCTCGTTCACTATTGCTGCGGGCGAAGACTTGGATCGTCGTCTTGCTGACTTTGGTATCACTCGTCGTGCAGCAGTGACTGCGACAGGTGTCGGCAAGTTCTACGACAACAACCTCATTCGTACCAAGGCAGCAGTAGACGTAGCGGCTGGTGGCGGTACTATCACTGGCTTTGACACCTCTCGCTTCCCAACGTCTGGATTCCCGTACACGATTCGTATCGGAGAGGGAACTCCGCGTTTGCAGAACATTCAGGTAGCTACCAACAACACTACGACCATGGCATTGGGTCTGTCTTCTCCATTGCTTTTCGACGTGTTCGTCGGTGACCGTATTGCCTTCGTAACGGGTGGCTCTCTCACGTCGCCAACTACGCCAACTTCGTTGTCGCGCTCCATCAACATTGGCACGCAAGTTCAAGCACCACCAACTGTCACAGAAGCAGCACGCATCTATGTGACGACCGAACCGGCCTTCATCCTTTCTGGTAACTACGAATCGAATGAAGTAGTCATCAAGTGCACGACTTCTGGAACGGCAGGCAACTGCGGAGCAAGCAGAATCAATCAGTTCCCATCGGCTCCTCCATTCATCGGTGCAGCTTTCATCAACACCAGCAAAGCTTCCGGTGGACTTGATCGGAAACAGAC